AGCCGCGCGCATCAATGATGCGCACGCCTGCCGTCATACGATTTTGAATTGGAATAGAATTAGTTTCCAGCAATACTGCCTTATTATTAGAAGATACAAAGATTTGCTCTTGTGATGCGGGAACAGCATACACTAATGCAAGTTGCTCATCCTTTAGATTCATTACCTTTGAGCCCTTGATACCACGCGAAGTTTCACTAAAATCTTCAATTGTAGTAATTTTCCCGCGCCCAGTAGTCGTAATTGTAAGAATACCAGTATAATTGATATTCTTCTTAATGATAGTAGCTGTGCGAATGTATTCATCCTTTTCCAACTTAATAGCTTTTACACCTTTTGTGGTGCGGCCAGTTGCTGTGATATTTGATAGGTCATAGAAGTTATAATAACCATTATTACTTACTACGAATACTCTATCTTCATCATTAGAGGACAAATACACTCCAACAAGCACATCATTATCTTCGAGTTTAACTGCGGCCGTTCCCTTCTTTGCACGCAAGTTATACTCTTTAATGGCGCTCTTTTTGATATAACCATTCTTGCTTACAGTAATAAGATTCTTGTAAGAATTGAATGATGTTGTATCAATTAGAAGAATAACCTTTTCATCGGGCTGAGGCGCAATAACTTCATAAATTGAATAATCCTTATTCAAATCAAGTTCATTCAATGAGAAGTTATACATTCGGCCGCGATTAGTAAATGCCGAAACCAATCCCAAATTAGTTGTATAAAGCGTGTTGATTAGAGTTGAACTCTTGGGCGGCTTAATGTTTACGCCTTTCCGTCCGCGTTTAGCTCCTTGAATATCATCTTTCTTCATAATACGAAGCATATTGTTATCAAAGAGCATTAGACCAACCTCTTCTTCTTCAATTTGCGGCTGGTCATTTTCCGCTTCTACAATATTTTGTAGCTTAGTTCGGCGGTTATCACCATATTTTGTTGCGACTTCCACCAAAATTTTTATAAGTTCTTCATCCAAGGCAGTAGGGGTATTTAATAAGTAGCGGAACTGCTCAATAGCTGCGACTAATTCTTCCCGCTCATTATTCAGCTTAATAGCATCAATCTTTGTCAGCGATGCCAACTTCATTGCCAGAATAGCCTTTGTCTGCTCTTGATTGAAACCAAAACGAGCAATTAGTTTAGTCGAAGCCTCTGTGGGATCATTTGAACCGCGAATAATAGCCACAACTTCATCAATAGATGCCGCCGCAATGAGTAAGCCCTCAACAACATTTAGACGAGCCATCGCTTTGTCTAAATCAAATTGAATCATATTACGCTTACATTCGCGGATATGTTCAATATACGCGTCGCAGGCTGCCCGCCATCCAAATAGCTTTGGAAAGCGTCCGTGGTCTAGCATAATCATATTGATAGAAAACCAATTTTCCAACGAAGTGTCGTGATAAAGTTTATCAATCATCTTCTTTGGATTAACACCCTTACTCAAATAAATACGGATGTCTGCTGTTTTCTTTGTATGGTCAATTACTCTTTCAATTCCATATGAAGGATTATCATTTGTTAATTCAGCCAACTGTGAAATAATTGTGTTTGTAAATACCCCATATGGTAATTCAGTTGCCTGAATCATATTCTGTTCTGGAACATACTGGAGATTGGCTTTGATGCGAATTGCTTCGCCTTTACCAAGCCGCAAACTTTCTTTTACTGCTCTCGCATTTGTAATGGTTCCGCCGCAAGGGAAGTCAGGTGCACAATAAATATCATCATAAGATACATTTGGGTCTTGAATAATTTTTATTAGTGCGTTATTTACTTCCCGCAAATTAAACGCCGGAACACTTGTTGCCATTGCAACTGCAATGCCGGAGCAACCATTTACTATATTCCAAAAACCAATGGAAGGGAACACAGACGGTATCATTTCTGTATCATCGTAATTAGGATACCATTCTGTAATCGCATTTTTCTTTAAACCAGCAAAGAAGAAATCTGCCAATTCTCCCGACCGCATCTCAACATAACGAGCGGCAGAATGGTCATCTGGTGCTGCAGGAGAACCATAAGCACCTTGTGCTTCCTCTACTGGATACCTATAAGCCCAAGGTTTTGCCGCACGAATGAATGTATCATACATTGCGGCATCACCGTGAACATATGATTGAGACATCGCGGAGGCTACGCTTTTCTGAGCCTTTTGGAACTTATCCTTGTGGGTAAGTTTATTACTATATTGTGCGTATAAACCTTGGCGTAAGCCAATCTTCAACATATCTCGCACATCAGGAATAGAACGCTCCTGTGCTACTGATGCGCCATATGTTAAAAACGCATTTTCAATTTGCTGTTGAAAATCTGTTTCGTATATCAAATTGGCTTCACTCTCCCTTCCTTTTCTTATATTATATCATATTTTTTATAAAAGTCAATTATTTAGCTTCAATAATTGCAATATATTTATCTAATGTTGGTCTAGAAATTTTTAAAGATAAAGCTAAATCTTTTTTATTAATTTCTTTATTTTTCCACTGTTTATAGTATGGTAAGAACCATTGTAAATTATCAATAGTTTTTTTAGGACGTCCTATATTTTCCAATTTTGAAAGACCCTCATATAGAGCGTTTTGATATTCTTTATATTCTGTATATCCAGTAGGATTACCCGGAGTGCGATTATAACCAGACAAATATGAATTATATAATTTTATATAATAAGCTTCCCGTTCATCTAATTTTTCTTTATCACATAATTCAAGTATTTCAAAACTAAACTTTTCTGGGAATTTATATAGTTCTTTATGCCATTTATCTAATTGACATTCATAGTGTTTTCTCCATCTAGAAAAAATATCTATAGATTGACCAATATAAATTTTATTAGTTTCTTTATTAGTTATCTTATAAATTCCACAAATATTCATTATTATTCTTCCAATTTTAATGTACCATTCTTTATAATAAAATGTAAATTTTCTAATTTCTTTAATGCCTCTTCCTTTTTTTCTAAGGTTGGTGCATTTTCTTCAATATATTGAGTCATTTCAGTTTTAATTTCAATAAGGGCTTTTTTTAGTCCTCTATGAACTTGCCAAGCTCCCGCATTCCAGATCTCTTCTTGAAAATATGGTGATGAATAATTTTCATCATTCATTGCTTTTACTTCTTCAAGTATCATATCCTTTACTTTATATCTTATATATGGAGTAAGAGCTGTCTTCATAATTGCTTTTACAATTGTATTCATACTACACCTCAATTATTTAACTTACTAAAATCAACATTCTCAAACAAGAACTCACGCCTATCTTCAACTTCAGTTCCCATTAGCATATGAAGACTTTCGCATGCTGATTCAGCATCGTGAATTGTAAGTTGTTCAAGACGTCTATCTTTCTTATTCATCATAGACGCCGCCATATCATCTGCTGTCATCTCACCAAGTCCCTTATTGCGACCTTGCTCCCAATTAGAATGAGTTTTTTTCAACTCATTCAACTCACTATCAGTATAAGCAAATACACGCTTATCACCTTTTGTAAGTCTATAAAGTGGAGCACGGAGCCAACAAAGTCTTCCTTCTTCAATGAACTTGGGCATAAGTACATAGAACATTGTAGAAATGAGGCACATAATATTGAAGCCATCGGCATCTGCGTCAACCGCAATAGCAACTTTACCATAATTTAGTTTCTTACTATTATAGCGGTCTTGAATGCCACAACCAAGAGCCATAACAATATCGCTAATTTCTTGATTTTCAAGGCACTCATCAAGTGGATGCTTCAATAGATTCTTTACTTTACCTCTTACGGCATAAAGGGCTTCAGTATTAACATCACGAGCGGGCATAAGGCCAGCAAGAGCGGAATTACCCTCACAAATAATAAGCATTGCATCTTGTCCGTGCTTTTCGCAATCCTTAAACTTATCGGGCATATTAATCTTTTGCTTCTTATGTTCTATCTCTTTCTTCTCCATAGATAGAACTGCTTCACGTGCTTTATCTGCGGCGGCTTCTGCTTTCTGTTCTTTTACAAGCATCGCAACAATCTTATCAAAGTCACTACGATTGGCGAGAATCCAATCTTTGATTGCTTCTGTAAAAGCAGTTTGCGTGTAGCCGCGTAGCTCGGTATTTTGAATCTTATCCTTAACCTGATTTTGATATACAGGATGAGGATGTTTGATATTGATGATGGTTACTAAGCCTTTACGAATCATATCACCATCAAATGCTTCTTTTGCCTGATCGTTGATAGTTCGTGTGAATGCGGCCTTCATACCCGTAACTGGTGTGCCACCGCCACTGTTCAAGGCGCCATTAGAGAAAACATAGCACTTTTCGCGCCCGGAAGTCCACTGTGCAAAAACTTCAATGTCAATATCCCCATCAAAATGCTTATTAGCATAAATATAATTCTTATGCAAAGCATTCTTAATTTTTGCTGCGGCAAAATCTTTTAGTCCGTTCTTTGATAAGAATGTGTAAAGTGTTTCAGTTGAGTTTCCAAGAACAAAAGAAACATTAGGAATGAAATAACTTGTAAGTTCAAGTTCATTCTTAATTCTTTCAATATTAAATGCTGGTTCGTTGTCAGCAATATGAAAGATTTTCTTATCAGGCTTAAAGTAAATATGCGTGCCTGTATCTTTAGTAGAGCGCCTTCTTACTGCCGCATTGGTGGTAGGAATCCCATCCTTGAACTCCATATACCATTCAGCACCATCACGCATAGTCCATACCTTGAATGATTCACTACATACACATACTGTTGATGCACCAACGCCGTGCATACCACGCACGCGGGAATAGTTAGTGCTTTCAAATTTACCAGATGAATGTGCAGTAGTATAAAGTTCAATTAGGACTTCCTCACAATCTTTATTGGGGCCATGAGGAACGCCCGCGCCGTGGTCAATAATGTCAATTTCATCATCATTGATAAATACCTCAATACTCTTGCCACGGCCCATAATAGCTTCATCGCAAGAGTTATTGAGAATTTCAAGGAAGCAGTTAAAAACAGCATCCTGTCCATCTGCGCCAATATACATACCCGGGGTAGTCCGTGCAGCAGTGCGGAAATCCCTTACTTGAATTGAGTTAGCATCGTATGCCATTCTTTTCGCCTCCTTTTATATAATAATTATATCACAAATTTAATAAAAGTCAAATTACCAACCTTCATAATATGTAATGTCTTCTTTTTCATCGCAAATTGGACAATAAGCAGCAAATACGGTTCTAAGAGAACCATGACTTGGCATTACATATGGTAATAAAACATCATTTGCATGATATTTATAACGACATTTATTATGTTTTGCACAAAAAATTTGCCACCGTTCCATTTCTTGTGGATAAATAAATCTGCCATAAGTTAATTGTTCTTGTTCTTTTAATTGTTCAAATTCTTCATCATGCCATTGTTTTGCTTCATTTTTAATGTCTTTTTTAATCTTTTTTATATATTGATCCGCAATTTCCAACTTATTTTCATATTCTTCACAAATACGCTCAATTTCAAGCCCAAATTCATGCGGTGTCATTACATGTCTATCAAGATAAATCATTCTTTATCCTCCGTAAATGTTAAACCTTGTAGGTCAAGGCCGTGTTGCTGTGCGACAGTTTGAAGAAATAGTTCTGCCTTTTGAATAAATAATGGTTCACCGTAATAATAGTTGCCATCATATAGGTCTTGATAATTAATAATATTTACATCATAGAAACCGTAAGCATTTGCTTTCACGCGCAGTGCTTCTTTATTTTCTGCAAGTACTGTTCCTTGAACTTTATTTGCGGCTTCAAGAAGAAGCTTGGTTTTACCAGTATTGCGGCTGCCAATTAGTTTAATCATTGTTTTCTCTCTCCTCAACTCTATAAATATTTACATATGGTTCCTTACTTAAAATATCATATTGTTTATAAAATTCATTAAAGTTTACAGTATCATCAACTTGTATCACATAAGTTGTTTTTCCATTAGGAACATCTTTTGGCAGTATAGCAGCACAAACTATACTTATAAGTACTATAATTGAACATATGACAGCAGGGACATCTTTATCATCAATCATTGATACAACTACTCCACATATGCCGCCAATAATTCCAATTAATGATAATATAAACCAAAATGATGGAGCCATTGAAGGATAACTATCTAATATCTACATAATAATTTCTCCTTTTTCTTTTATTATATCATAATTTTTGAAATTTGTCAATATTTAGGATTATGCTGGCGGCGCCAGCCATATCTATATTTTTTATTTATATTTTTTATTTATATTATATGTATATTATATTTATATTACTCCGGTAATTTTTACCGCATCCTACGGAAATTTTTACCGTAACCTCCGGTAATTTTTACCGGATAGAGCCGAAAAAATTACTCCCATGCTCCGGTAATTTTTACCGCATTGAATAAGGTAAAAATTACAGGATTGCAGTAGGAGTAAAAATATATGTATTTAACTTTCCATCTTCTAATTTTAAACAACCAAATCGTTCGAGTTCTTGTCGCGCAAGTCGAACGCCTTTATCGCTAATACCAATTTCATCTCGAATATGTTTTGGGGATAGTTCAAATGAATCTTTTCCTGCCCATGAATACATATATTCCCATAATTTATATCCATTACCAGTTAACTTTTTCATTGCGGCCTTTTTATATTTCCAAAACATATATGGCGCGAACATTTCACCATTATTGTTATTCCCGCCTTTAAATATGGTATTACCAAAATCTAACTTAATAGTTAGTTGATTTGCGTAATTAGCCATATTTTTTCATAACCTCTTCCATTCTAAGTAATAAACTAGTAGATGGATTATCACGGCGATTAATAATTTTATTGAGGTGTGAGCGGCTTATACCTAATTCTTCGGCGGCTTCACCTTGACTTTTATAATG